CAGGCGCAGGTTTAAGTGTTGCGCCCTTAGCAGAATCCTTTTCCTGTGGATTCGGTTCTTGGTTCAGAAACTGAGCCATAATATCTCCTAAAAGAATTTTGATAAGGGGAGGCCCCGAAGGGCCTCTAGTTAGTGCGTTGCTTCGAAGAGCCAATCACGTAGGTTTTGTTCCAGGTACTTCTTACGCTCAGGTTGGGCCTGCTTGTACGCTGGAGTATTCCGCAGCGCTTGCCAAGCCCTGCCCTGGGCCTCAGATACAGGATACTGATACGCCCCCACTGGGGCCTTAGCAGCCTTGCGTACCTGTGCCATCGCCTCTGCTACGGGGCCAGAGCTACCGTTACCACCGTGATAGTTCAGGTCCACCATTACCTTTAACGCCTCGTCGGAGGCATTCAAACCCTGCCCCTTGAGTTGCTTCTGCACGTTCGGGACGTACTGCTTCTCCAGGGAGGACTTGAGGATACTGATGCCGTCATCAATGGTCACTTTCTGTGGGACAGGCATGCCCGAGTTAACGTGCAGACCGAAGCCTACACTACCCTTGCCCTTACCTTCTCGGAACCCTTCGAACTTCATAGTGTTGGCGAGAATGTCACTAAACAGTGATGGTTCCAACCCTACCGAGTTACGGCCATTTACTTGTACGCTGACGGCACGCCCGTTGTCGTGGTCGTAGAAGGTGGCAGGACGTACACCTACTTGTTCGCTGCCAATCTTCATCTCGCCAGCCAGAGCTGAATCATATGCAGCCTGAGCAGTAGCCTGAACGTCACGAAGATTCACAGACATATCCTGGAATTTGCCCTTCTTGTCGATGACGATTACGGACATGTTCTGGCCCGCGTTACCGGCCGTGGCCGCCTGTATCACCACTCGCTCTATGTTGCTGGGGTCAGACAGGTACTGAACTTGATTCTGGATATGCTGCTGCAGCGAGGCTGTAAACTGCTCCGCATCACCTTTGTAGTCCCCCATAAGGGACTGCATGGAAGTGCCTGGTGGCAGGTACACATGCCTAGGTGCACCCGCAACATCCAGCTCCAATTTACGGGATTGGATGTTGCCTTTGAGCATCTTATTAATATCGTCAGCATCCTTACCAGCGAAGGACTCTGGGTTATGGGTTTTAAGGTAGCGGAACTCCTCCACCATCGCCGCCCGTGCCTCTTGTCGCTGGGCATCCGCATCTCCGAAGAAGCTAAACCAGTTAGCAGTGCCGCTTGGGTCTACCATCTTATCCGTCGGATTTTCTGGGATATCAGTATAGCGGCCGCTAGCCTTGTTGCGTGCCTGGCGGCGCAGGTCATCCAATATAGTGTTGCTGGCGTTACTTGGGTTCTGGGCAATAGCCGACTGAACCACGCCGCGCCACTCGGATGGGACCTCAGATAGCAGTGCCATCTTGCCTAAGTCCGTACTGGTGCTATAAGCCTGAGCCCACAAGTTGATGCTGTTGACGTTCTCCTTGGAAACCTCGCCATCCTCACCGAGCTGGTCCAGTGTAGTCAGTGTACGTGCCATATCCGAAGACATACGCTTGTGCGCTTCGTTGACTGCCCACGCATCCTTGCTGTTGCTCCCGTATGCCAGCAGCTGCAGGTTCCCTTCCGGGGTATCCGGAAAGCTCTTGAGCAGCTGAGTACGTGCCTTATCTAAGTCGCCCTTGAACATCCCCGCCAGAGTGGAGCTTGGCATATTCCCAGTAATCGCTGTGCGCAATGCCTGAGTGTCTGCTGCCTTCTCACGAATGGTCTGAGCCTTGTTCCAGAACTCCATGCTGGTCCCGGCGCTGAGCACGTCCGATGCTGACAGCTCAATGACTCGACTACGAATACGCGCCATCGTCTGTTCCTGCTGCTCAGGAGTCTGCCCCTCAAGAGACTGGATTGCATCAGAGATTTCGAAACGGGCCTGTGTCTCAATCTGAGCACCGGCGCGCTTGAATTCCTGATACAGTGCCGCATTGACGTCCACGGAGTTTACACCAAGTTCCTTGGTGACTAGCTCTTGCAGCTGATTGATTACCAGCGGGTCCTGGGTCTGCTGTGCTACGCTGACCAGATACTGCTTGGCCCGGTCCAGCTTCTTGTTTTTGTCCAAGTGCTCAGCAGCCAGGATACTGTCTAAGCCCGTCTTAATGGACATCTGCGCGGCGGCACCCTGACCTGCCTGCAGACGCTGATAGAACTCATCGCCGGACGCGCTCAGTCCATGGTCGAGGGCACGGTCAGCCTGGGCCAGGGCGAACGCAGCACGTCCTTTCTGGAAGGCTGTATAGTTAGCCATACTGGTAGCGCGGAGCTGCTGCAGTATACTCGTAGCAGACTGCTTGGACATATCCGGGAGATACATCCCGAGCTTGTCTGACATTGACTGTACGTGCTCTTGCTCCTGCTGTTGGAATTCCTCGTCAGTAAGCCCTGCCTCGGCAGCTTTCTTAGCCCGGGCGATGCTGTCTGTGCGCCATTTGGCTAGAGTGTCGTACGCGGCGGCGGATACGTAGCCGTCCTGGTAGGCCTCGCGTACGAAGATGTTCTGCTTCTGTACAGCCTCATCTTTGGAAGCCATTGCATCTACTGCGCCCTGAGCATCCATTGCGCCGCGCACCGTGGCGGCTGCAGCGTTTTCTTTTACTGCTTCGTCAAACCCTACGCCGAAGTCCTGCACGAACCCTGACAGGGCAGCTAGGCGTTTTGCTTTGGAGGTATCAACAGACACCTCACTTACCGTTGACGGTAAGCTAACATCGTTGGACTGCAGTTGCACTCCTCCGATATTTAACCCCTGTCTACTGGGTTGAATCACAGGCATTTGACATTCCTCTTAAGTTACCACGTATGAACTGAGCTGTTACCTTTGCTCCCCCATAAATCATAGGAGGACGCCATGTTCTGAGTAGCCGCTGCACCACTTCCGGGTGTTGAGCTACCGGAGTCAGTAGACGACGCAGCGTTACCAGCGTACTGCCCAACGGCAGATGCCCCGACACTCAGCAATGAGTTAAACATGTTATCGTAGGGGTCCTCCATGTCCATGTTAGCCAGGCCGCTGTCCACGGCCTTGTCCGTCATTAGACGGAAACCCTCTTCCTGAGTTGCCTGCTGGTCACGTACGCTGGCCTCTTGCCGCCCGGCTACAGTGTTAACCGTAGCTACGGCGTCTTTAACAGAAGCCCCCATAGTTCCGGAGGCTGCTGCTTGTAGTCCCACTTGGCTCTGTGCTTGCAGCTTCTGCTGCTGAATGTTAAACAGAGACACCTCAGTCCTGTCCCTGGACTGGGCTCGCTGTAGAGCGATGTCGTTTAGCTGTTTGGCTGTCTGTTGAATCACAGCCTTGTTCCTGGCCTTGGACACTTCAATCTGAGCACCCTGCCCCAGAACGGTCTTAGCGGCCATGGCCGCAACCATCCACCACATATTAAATCCTCCGTCTGCGTTGGTTGTAGCGCAGGATGTACGATATATCCAGCACGTTCAGTTCCATAGAACCCTCAGTAAATAGCGTTACCTCTGTTGTGTCAGCGTTAGTGCGGCACGGCACGGTAATCGTAGCCAGGTCCATACGCAGAGCCTGCCCGAGCGTCAGCTCCTTTGAGTTCATCAGGATACCAGTCAGCTCCCCACCCCAATTGACGTCCCGCGGAGTGTCTAGTACCTGTACGTCGAAGTGCCCGGAGTTACGTACTGCCACGTCCAGGCGCAGCAGGCGCACATGCCCACTTCCAACGAGCTTGTCATTCTGGTCCCGTAGAATAGGCGTAGTTAGCGTGAACGTACTACGGTAACGTCTCCCGATTACATAAGTGCCATCAGGTACACCACGCACAACCCGTAGGGTGTTCTCCCCGGCAATCTCCTTGATACCAACCTCAGTAGGCCCCATAGGGTTGCTGGGCAAGTACGTTAGGATAAGCTCTTCCTTGTAGTTGTCCGCCCACCCAACCGGGCGCAATACCGACGGAACAGTGAACACCCCGTCCTGCACTTGAACTTGCTTCTGCAAATCCGAGTAGGCTTCGCGGTACTCTGAGCCCAGCTGATAACCTTCACGCGGGTCCATAGACACAATCAGGAGCTTGTTGCTGGGACTGGGCCCTTGCATGTACAAGAACACCTCGTCCTCCAGCGCCTGTACGCTCAGGATTGGATACGGGAACGACCATTTATGCCACGCCGCCTGCATCTTAGCACCGTCACTTCCGCCCCACATGAACTCGTAGACCAGCAGGCTATTACGCTCTCCAGACATGCGCGAGAAGGCCATATTGGTGACACTGGAGTTTTGCATCTGCAATACCCTGCCTGGGATATACCTAGGTAGGTGCACCGTGGCATCCTGCGTAGTGTACTGCGCCGCAGTGTAAGGTGATGGGATTAGCTCCAGTATACCCGCGTAGCTGTCGTTGCGCTTGTTCGGGTAGATTACTGTCTGCCCCGCCATTATCGGGGTAACACGGCTGTCACAATCATAGGTGCTGGTAATACTAATGCTTGCGTTAGTTGGCGTAAGTACTGCCGAACCCGGCACAACCGCCTGCATGCTGTTAGCAAACAGGACCAGGTCACGGTTAAACTGCACAGCGGTGCGGTACACAGAATCCTGGGCAGACGCAGAGCTAATGCTGATACGGTCCGTATCCAGCAGAGATGTCACGGTAGAACGATAGAAGCGCTGATACAGGCCAGAGGCTGACATGTCCACGGAGCTACCGCTAAGCAGGACCAGGCGGCCCTGGAAAGCTGCAATACCAGTGATGTATCCGTTCTCAACGAATCCCGGGTCGCTGTTATTGTCGTCGTTACCAGCTAAACGTCCCTCCCAATCCCGCGCAATAATGTTGTCATCCGCAGCAAGCTCTCTGGGCATGTTCGTAATTTTGGTGATACTGCCGTATGCCCCAACCTCATACCAGGTACGTTCGCTGTAATTGAACTGATACCATGCAGTCTCAGACGAGGCCGTACCCACTCGGCACATTGCCCCATCGGCTTCTGCGGGGAGCTGTGCAGGCAGGTCCTGTTCCTGGGGAACCCTGCTCTGCCCTGACGCCACTGCATACGTATCACCAGAAGACGTACTCACTACTAAATTAGGTAGTCCGGCTATGTACATGTACGCCCCAAATCCGACTACTGTACCCCCAGCCGCTGTGATAGCCGCACCTATACCATACCCGTTAGGGTCCCCATTAATAAGTGCGTTTACCACGAATGACGCAGATGCCCACTCTGCTGACGCTGTGCCACTACTGGCGTCAGGTACATTATAGTACCCTGTGACAGATCCCCCCGACCAAGTCACCGTAACCTCCCAACGCTTCTGGAAAGCCGCAGCCTTGACGTAGAAGAATCCAGTAGTGCTGGGGTCAATACGCCCAGTATTGTCCACGGTAGTGACCGGAGCCATCTCCGTGTTTAAAATATAAGTCAGTCCGGCAATACTTGCCGTCTGCAAAGACGTCTGGCCCGCGGTGGTAACAAAGTACGGGTCATTGCCGGAATTGAGGATGGTCTTTCCATTCTTAGCCAGCAACCACCAGTTACCGTTGCTGGTGTTAATCAGCAGGTGCCTACCGTCAGTCCCACGCTCTACGTATTCAGTGAACAGGGAATCAATCCCCGGGTTATCTATCGTGCTCTCCCAGACAATCTCACCCGGTGGTCTGCGGCGGATGCCGGAAACCGGGTCGCTGAGCATATTCAGCTGCGCCCCCAGTTGCCCGGGCTGGCGCTCTCTTGGAACCTGCTGGGAGACGCCCTGCAGCAGGCTCTGAATGGTACCCTCTAGGGACTGGGCCATATACTCTCCTTAAACCATAAAACGAGCACGACGGATTCTGCGTGCAAAGCGGGTCTTGCTGGTGCTGAACTTCTGATTGCGCAGATGCTCGCGCAGCACCATGCTCTTGTAACGCTCAGCTTCCTGTGCGTAATTAGCGTAGTTGCTGTCGCCGCCCAGGTCGTTGAGGTACACCTGTGCAGTGGTGTAATTAGCCACCCACATAGCGGCGTGCTCCGGCAGGTCCTCAAAGGCCAAGTCCAGGACTATTTTAAGCTTAACGGGGCTGTCGAAGTATTGGTTCTGCTCCATCAGGTCGTACAGGTTCCCATCACGTACCCCGTACTTGGAGTCAGAGCCAGCATCGTATACGGCCAGCTGGTTCCACGGCACTTTGATAAACCCGTCGGCAGTTGGGGTAACTTCGCGCTCGACTACGTTAAACCAGAACCCCGTGCTGAGTAACCCGCGACGATTGCGTGCAAGCGCAGAACGAGCTAAGCCTGCACTTGGGTTACTGGTGTTGATGTCCATAACGCGAGATTCCCCCAAGGCCTCCAGCGTCAGGTTCACAGCGTCTAATTCACGAATAAGCCACCCCCCGGCACGAAACCGTGCTCTTCAAGTTTGGCGCGCAAGTACGCTGCACGAGCATCTAGTGCAGTATCAAAGCTGCCAATTGTTCTATTCTTACCGTGGCTGCATATCTGCGCCACGAATTTACCTTGCTGCTTGGCAAAGTAGAATCCTCTGGCCTTAGTTAAGTTGCACAGATTCTGCCGTACAGTAGCCGCGCGCAAGTTCTCTATCCGGTTATCTTTGCGGTTTCCGTTTATGTGGTCCACGGTGTCTGGCCACTCCCCATGTACTAGAAAGTACACCACCCTGTGACTTAGGTACTTCTTACCGCGGATAACTATCTGGTAGTACCCAGTGGGTCCTGAGTGAGTGCATCCGGCTGCGTCACCGGCCCTATACGTGTTTCTGTACCCATCAACCCTCCAGCGTAATCCGCTTGGGCTAGTAGGGTCGTACATTAGTAACTCTCTCATATTTGTTCCTCTATTAAAGACCCCTTGGACCCTTAAGACAGGGACAAAAAAAAAGCCCCTGGCACCCGAAGGCACCAGGGGCGCGTATTACTCTTCCACAGTATCAGCGGCTACGTCAGCCGCCTTACGGGTTTTCTTGGTAGCCTTGCGGCCAGACTCAACCGAGGCCACCTGGATGTTCTTAGCTACATCGGTGGCGGCCTTAACCGCCTCCCGCTGAGCTGCATTGGCCTGGAGAGTCTCCAGACCGAACGTAGCAATTACTGCCATTGAACCTCCAATTAGGACTTGGTGGTGAAGGTGAACTTGGTCACTGCAGCGGTGTCCGGACGACGCAGGCCGATGTTGTACATCGCATAGCAGTCCAGTACGTTGCTGAACTCGCGCTCATCATCCCAGATACGGGAGGTGAACGGCTTAGCTTCGACAGTCACCAGGGTCTTGGACTTGCTGAAAGTCACCATACGGCACAGCGCGTCGTCAGAGGTGACGGTGTAAGCAGAGCCCAGCGGGTGCGTACCGGCAGCGGTCGGGAACTCGGTGCACTCTACTACAGGCACGCCGTTCATCTTCACTACACGGCGGTCTTTGTAACCGTCGTTGTTAGATGCACCGAAGTCCAGGTTCAGGAGCTTCGGATGCTCCAGCAGACGCGAATAGGTATCGACATCCACCAGGGTAATCATGTCCGCCAGCGGTGTCTTACGCTTGATGAGTTCATCAATACCAGCCTTGTGGGCCAGGTTGATGTTCATGGCGTTAGCCTCCATCTCAGCCTGGGTCAGCTGCGTGGCGGTAGTGGTACCCGGAACCAGGATAGCTGCACCTACCTCGATACCGTCATTGAACGCCGGTTTCAGGTGCGCTGGGGCAACCCAGGAACGGCCCTTGATTAGCTGAATCAGGTGCGCCTGGTCGAAGACTTCTGCGAACTCGGAGCCGTTGTTCTGACCCATCTCGGTAAGGAAGTCCGGACCAGTCCAGTCATCCTGGTAGTCAATCGGGTTACGGATGTACAGCACCGTATCCACCACGATAATCATCTTATCGTTACGGACCGGAGTGCTATCCAGCGCCTCACCGGAGCGACGACCTTTCACCGAGGAGGTGTTCAGGCGGTCAATACGGTAGGTGTTGGAACCGCTGATAGAGCGCTGGCTGGAGAGACCCAGAAACAGGGCCTGGTAGTTAAAGCGGGTGTCAACCTCGTTTTGGTAGACTTCTAAATGAACATCTACGTCGGAGGCAGCTCCTGCCCAGTGAGGTCTGGTCAAGTTAGCTTTATAGATGGTATCTGCCATGTTAAATCTCCTAGATTATTGAAATGCGTACTCGGACGCAGCTTTATGATGTACCTTCTTCGCTGCTAAATATGCAGCCTTGGCCTCTGCCTCGGTTTGGAATAATCCCAGGAAAAGCCTCTTACCGTCAATACTGATGCATGAACCCCAGCAACGATTCTTCGGATACCAGTAGTACCCTTTTCTCGGAACGTTCTGTTGATTCTCTGCTTGAGTTACTAGGCGGAGGTTCTCAATACGGTTGTCCGTTTTGACGCCATTGATGTGGTCTACCTGGAGTCCCATAGGGATTGGGCCTTTGCACAGCTCCCAAACAACCCTATGAGCGGCGCAATAAGTCTTGCGCCCACCCTTTAACCAAAACACTCGACGATAACCAGCCTGTGTAATCGACTCATCAGCGAGCCGCCCATCTCGAATACGGATAATACGCCCGTCTTCTCGGTAGGTATACTTCTCTGCGTATCTCAAATTAAATCCCCACTCGCTTACCAGCTTCACGGCGTGCGAGCAAGTCATTATAACGTTGACTGAACTGTGGGGACGCCAAGCTACGGTTGCCCGCTTCCTGGCGGAGTTTGGTATATTCTGCGCGGAATTCCGCAGCAGATAGTGCATTGTTGCTGGCTACACCGCGTACCATTGGGTTCTGTGTCTTGATAAGACCCATATCCCGGCAGAAGCTTGCTACCAACTCAGCGGCCTGCTTGAGCTCACCCGAGTTAGCGAGTACACGAGCTGCGTTACGCAGAGGTTCAGGGGCCTTGGAATTAAACAGCTGCGCTGCTACCTCCCAGTTCTCCTTGCCGCCCACGATATCGTAAGCTTCCTGTACTGCTTTGGTGGCTTGACCAACCTGGTCTTCCAGGTACGCTTTAGCCAGCAACTCTGCATAAGCAGCGTGCTCTCCGAAACGTTCCTTAATGAAGGCCGTATCGATTAGGTTAGGGTCCTGATACTCCAGGGCCTTGCCAAGTGCCCGCACCATATCAGAGTCAGTTAACCCAGAGACTTTCTGCAACATAGCTACACCGGCGTCAATCGTCGGGTTGCCTGTCTTAACCAGCTCCTGGGGCTGCTCTTTAGTGCTATCGCCACCCTTATCCAGGGCCGCTTTTAGGGCTTCGATATCCAGAGGAATCTTAGCAGGGTCAGGGGAATCTTTGCCCTGTTGCTGCTGGGTAGGGGTCTGTGCATCCTGCACGCCTTGATTGTTCGGGGCGCTAAGGGGAGCACCTAGGCCCGGAATCTTAGGGCCACCTTGGTTCTCTACCTGTGTAGTTTCTACGTTCTGACCGTTTTCTACGTTATCCATCTATGCCTCTGTTGTTAACTTGGTAATAAGCCCAGCTGCTTACCTGCTACTGTCGGGTCTGCTGCTGTCAAGCCCTGGAGTTGGTCCTGCGCTGCACCTGCGGATACATCGGCAGACGCATCTTGAACCTGTTGCTTCTGCTGCAGCTGCTCTTCGGTGTACATGAACGGCTCGCTGACGATGCCGTAGGCGTCGAAGTACCAGTCTACGCACGCATCCTTGTTGAAGCGTGGAGTAATCTGCTCAAGCACCGGTATAGCCAGCTGCATGGACTGTGCCGCCTCTAACAGCTTGTCTGCTGCCGCGGCTTTAGCGAGTGCAGAGGTGCCCACCGTAACGTTGATGTTCACTACGCCTTCGCTGAGATAAAGCTTAAAGCGAGGATACACCAGTGCAGTATACAGGTACGCCAGCTTACGCAGCCAGGTGTCGCTCAGGATACTGAACCCGCCGCCCATAGCAGCTTCCGCCTCTTTGGCATTCTGGCGAATCTCGTAGGCCGTGACGCGCTCGCCCTGCCGAGAGTTACCGGTGTACATAAACGCGCGCGACAGTTTCTGTTCGAGCATCTGAATGTTGTTGGCAATCCACTGAATCTTCTGGGCAGAGCCGCCCTCGTAAGCAGTGACGGGGGATTTGCTGTTCCCGTTGGAACCACCACCACCCACCTGCACAGCCTCACCCGTCTCCGACGTTGCGAACTCATCTACATCCAGACCGGAACTTGCGTCAATCAGCGGGATTAACCGCGCAGACTCAACCTCGTAGTTAGTTAATGCTTCCGATAGTACCGACAACCGAGCAAAGTCCCCGGCGTAGTCCTCTACCAAGCCGCGCCCGTAGTGCTCACCACTAACAAGGTTCCACACCAACACGTTGTAAGGAAGCTCCAGCTCCGGATAGGTGCTGCTGTCCCCAATGCGGTGTCCGTCTGCTTCTTGATACACCTCGTAGCTTACTACCTCTGCACCGTCCTCTGTCCGCTTAACTTTGCGACAAGCGGCAGTGTAGATATCAACGTCGCCGTATGGGTCTTTGTCACGGTAGAAGGTGCCGCGGAAATCTTCTGGCAGGTCCTGGACGCTTGCGCGCTCTCTGATAATGAGTCGCAGGACGTTCCCGCTGCCATCCCTTCGAACGGTAAAGTTACGGACTGAGTAGACGATGGATTTACCTGTCCGCTCATCAATATACTCCAACGCGTTACCTGTAACCAGCAGCAGCTTCACAGCTTGCAACTTCGCAGCATAACCGTCTTTCTCAAATACTTTCTGTGACGCCGTGTTCTCAACCTCGGCCAACTTAGATTCTGCCGTAGCGGCACTGCCCAGCGAGCTAATGAACTCGTCCAGGTCCGAACTCTTGGAGAACCGGAAGAAGCTAGTGCCTTGCGGGAACAGTGCGCCCACAATCTTAGTGGCTGCCGTGTTGACCAGCTGCGCGCCGGTGCTCTGGTAGTCCCGCTCCAGTGGTCTGCGTCTACCGTCCAGGGAATCGTCCCGGGTAAAGATAGTGCTGAGCGTCCACTGCGCGAACTTCTCAGAGGCATCCAAGACACCCGCATCCTGGTCCTTCTTAAAGAGTTCTGCTAATGTTGCTTTTTGTTCCAAGCTACCCCCTTACAGGCCCAGAGGATTGCTCTGCCCTGCTTGTCGCCGTTTCTTCTGCTCAGACGTAATTGCATCTGCAGATGCAGAGGCAGCCCCTGCAGGGTCAATCTCAGCAATGTTATCTGCGGCGCTATTGGCCTCTAAGGCGGCCTGCTGTTTAGCTGCGCTGGCCTGTTGCTCTGCCAAGCGCTGCTGCGCCTCTAATCCTGCGTTGTCAGTAAGGCCGAGCATATCCGTGGCCTTGCCTAACAGTTTACCTAAACCACCACTCATTCTGACCTCACTAAATGATAAGTTGTTTTGTACGTGTTACCAGACGTGTTCCGGCTAATGGCGATACGCCCAGCGCGCATGCACCGGGCTATTGCGTGCAGGCCCTGCATAATCACAGACACTGCCGCGCCGTTGTCCGGTTTCAATACGAAGAAGTCTGTATACAGCACAGGCTCTACGTAATGACAGTCCTCTACAGCCTCTGGGTAGTAGCTGACAGCGCCGACTAAGTCGCCTTGGGAGTCATAGACTCCTAGTATATACTGTTTACCCAGTATACTTCCCAGCACTCTCCAGTAGTGCTGCTCTGGAGCCAGGCCCCGACTAATGCCGTGGCCCAGTTCGTGCAGTTGCTTCACTGCGTCTGTAATATCGTCAGACTTATACAGAACCTTGAGAGTGTATTCGGAAGTTTTACTAGTGTGTTTTAACTTCATTCCTACTCCGGTAACATTAAATTTTAGTAGGGTATCCAAACCGGGATACCGGCCTTTCTGCATAGCTCAACCATACCGGCGGTACCCCTCCCACCAGGAAAGGCGACGCAGTATTCTGGAAAGGCCAAGGATATCATGGCGGCGTTCCTTCGCATACCCGCAGATTTACCCTGCGCATCCCACAGGGCTGGCATGCGCAGAACAAAAATACCAGATTCCAGGGCCCACCTGTCTGCCAGTGCGTCCGCCCCTCTGGCATTTCCATGTATCACTACAGATGGTTTGTTTGGTAGCATATCCATTGCGGTCTTTAGTGCTAAGTAGTCTGTGTAATCTCGCCCACCAGTTACTAGTACTCGCATACCATACCCTCAGCAGAAGAAGAAAGGTGATTCCAATACCTGCCGAATGTCCAGAGTACCAACCTCAGGCATATCCAGGTCAGTCAAATCCGCCCCGGCAGCTGCCGCCGCGCGAGTAATGTCTCCAAGCAGGTCGTGCTCTTCGTATAGGCGCACAAACTGTTCGCGGATGTGTCGGTGCAGAGCGTCAACATCGGCTGCATGTGTAGCCAGGGAGTCGTGAATCGGCACAATGTCCAGACCCTCGGCTGCACATAGAACCATCATCAAGTGCGTACTATCCAGGCTATGCACAAAGTTCGGGGCAATCCCAGAGGCTGCCTTGCGCTTGTTGCAGGTCTTGAAATCCCGATTATGCACGCGCATGATTGTGAGGTTCATGCAGTCAATACGTACGCGCACTTCTTCACGCTGCGTGTAGCGGTTCATTACGAGCCCACCCAGCGGCGTATACCACTGCAGGTGCTGGCTTGCCGGTACACGCCTAGCGAGGTTCTGCAAGTACGACATAACTGCCGCAGCAGCAGGGTTTGCCTCCTCGATAGCGGCGCGCATACGCGGGGCCAGGTAGCACGACAGATTCCATAGACTGTTAGTGTCAGTACCTTCATACCCCTCAGCGCAAGCGCCTTCAAAGATGTAGTCACTGCAGCTGCGCACCGTGGCGCTGTAGAAGTAGGTCATCGCAAATAGTGTTCGGGGATATTCGCTAAGTATCCCCCGCCTTACGGCTGCTGTATGTCCCCATACAGTTCGGACTATATCATCGCCCACTAGGGGCGCTAGGCGCTTCGGGCCGCTTGGCCCTACTCCTTGCGGATAGTCTCTGCACGTTCTACTACTGCACGGCACATTGTAATTAAATCCTCTAGTGGATATTCTCCCTTGGCTCGGTTGACTTGCCAAGATACCCACTGTACGTTTCCTTTAACGTAGCCCAACTCTGGGCGCACCCTATCAATGGAACCGATATACATGCTGCCTTTGTCGCAGTTAATTGGCATCCCAGACAGGGCGCACACCCAGTCCCACATGTCCAACATGTATTCCCCGTCCAAGTTATAAGGTAGATTACGCGCCGCTGCTCTGGCTTTTGCGTCAGCCACCCGACATGATACAAAGGACTTAAGCATTGGGTCTACTGCCGCGGCCGGAGCCTGTGCGCGCTTAGCCCTTTGTCGCCTCTGATAGTCGGGGTTAGCTGCTCTCCACGCCTTAGCGTAAGCAGCGTCACACGCCTTGCATGTGGGTTTGTAAACTACTCTACCCACCTCTCTAGCGCCGCGGAACGTGCTTGCGCTCCGCGTGCCCTTAGAGAACGCCGTTAAGGGTTTCACTTCATTACATTTTGTGCATTGCTTAGTTTCCATACGACCTCCTATAGGGCCGTACAGTAGTAGCTTCGCTCAGGATTGGCTGTTCTAGCTGTCCCCTGAATTCACCTAGTTTATAGACCGCCGATGTATGTTAACGGTCGCTTGGTCATGCTGCGGGTGATTTCGTGCTCTCTCCAGTACGTGCTCTGGATAACGAAATCCTCTTTGTCCAGGTCCAGTATCACCTTCTCGTCCGTACGGCGCTTCACATCCATATACAGGTCCGCTTTCTTGTCGTTACCCTCCCAGTACAGGTTCGTCAGACGACCGCCCACAGGGTCTCTCAGGAGCGCTGAGAGGTGCTGCCCACCTGAGTTCGTAGCGTCCATAGCCACTGGGATTCGGCTAATATACTCTTCTGGGCATCCAGAACGCACAGCATTAACCAGGTCGATAGCGGCGGCCAATAAGCACCAAGGGCTGTCCGCGGAGGTGAAAGCAGGGCAATCAAACGGTGAAACTGTAAGCTGCTCAATCTCTGCAAAGTTCGCATCAACCCAAGCTGCGCGGTCTTCGAATAGGGTTTTGTCATAACCAAAGCATGTGGCGACGTGTACCTTGAGCCAGAATAGTCCCCGCTCACCCAGAGGTTTTCCTCTGCCAAACTCAAGAAGGGCTTTCTGCAAATCAGAACCTTGGGGGTGCAGCGAGGACTTGAAGTACAGGCGGTAGCGCCAGTCCACACAAGTCGGGAAGTACAAGGCTTTCTCATCTTTGAATTCCTCTGCCATTTCTAACGTAGTCAGAAGGCTGCGCAGTTGCGACACACGCTTACGGTCAGCACTGTACCACAGGGACATACGCGTCTTCCACTCACCGAAGCGGTCAAGTTCTTCCTCGGTGTAGTTCTCTTTTGGTACTCCGTCCAAGTACCACTCCGGTTTAGGCTCCGGTATTGAGCGGGGCATACCTATCCCAATACCCAGGGCCCGTGCTTCTTGCACCAGTTCCAGTATGCGCTTATTAATACGGTACGGGGTTTCCTGCGCCTTATTAAGCGCCTTTTTGATGCCGTCTGCGGACTTGAATGCTTCTGCTACTTCGCGGAGACGCGCGCGGTCGATGTGTGAGTTATGGTAGGTCCCGCGATTGTCGATGGGAGTAAGGTACCCACCATCCCACATAGTGGTGTGCTGTACTGGCGGCACTAGCATAGGGGGTTTCATGGTTACGGTATCGGCGGACTCCACCAGTTTCTGGAAGGCCTCCATAACGTCATCAGCCGGGTAGAGCATGCTCAGGTTCCCGCTACCTGTCTTCCACTGGAACAGGCCCGTCTCAAACACCGCAGCACACAGCAGACGCCCTACGGAGATGTTCTGGGCATTGGTCCAAGGCTCATGCCCATAGTGCACGTTCTCGGCACTGGCACGGAGCGTACGCAGGATGTGCGAAGGGGACTTCGTACGGCGCTCAGTGAGGTACTCGTACACACGGTCCATGTACGCAGGGGCTACGTTACGTAACTGCAGAGCCAGTAGCTCTGACTGCACGTTCCGGCCCAGTGCAGACATTACTGCTTGTGCAGTCTGGCGGCGACTAGAGGACTCGCCTGGGGCGACGCTGAACGCCTCAAACATTGTGCATAGGCTCAGGGTAGTCAGGACATCCAAGGGGATTAAGCGCAGGAACCGGCGGTACTTCCCACCAATGCCTGGGGCTTTGACATTTCGCATCTCATCGATAGCAGCAGCAGCCACCTCGTATGCCGAGGTGAGCATACGCTGCGTCATCGGCAGGTTCATAATCCCACCGTTCTGCAACGCGTCCGTAATCAGCTTACGTGCCCGATCGATTCCGCGAATCTTATAGGTATCTTCAAGCTCTAACTGGCGTTTCACCAGCGCTTCCTCTGGTACTACAACCGTATTCAGGGCGCTAATCATAGGCGCTTAGTCTCCTTGGTTATGTCCGGTACTTCTAACTACTGATTGCGACTTACCCAGAGATTATACATCTCCAGGTAGTTTTTAGCGGCGCGTTCGTCGCCGCGCTCTACTGCTTTCTGCCACATCATGTGGCACCACTCACTTGGCGTCAATGCACTTACCTCGGTGTTGCTCGTACAGTTCTGAGTACTTATCAGACTTAGCAATGTCCTGCTCCAGCTTATCCTTGTTTCCGGCGCGCAGTCTGTACTTGAGCCGGTTCCCCAAGCAGTATCCGTAGAACTGCTCTTGCGTCATACTGCGTGCAATGACCTCGATTGCCTCCAGGTCCGGGAAGAACTGGTAGTGCTTGGGGGAGTTCACTGCGTCAGGTGCTTTCTGTGTTGGCAGCTCTTCCGGTATGGCGGGCGCACTCACCACACGGAAACAATCAACCGACCAAAGTTCATTATCGCGGCCCTCCAGGGTGATGGCGTACTCACTTATTACCTTGGAAACACGCATCGGTGCGCAATATGGGATACCGATACGCCCGCAGAAATCTGCCCAGTTGTTGTTGCGGTCCTCGTGCTTACGTACTACTTTGTCACCAACTTTTAACTTACTCATTTAATAACCCCCCGTGCTTTGCGTCGTGCCCGGGCCTTGCGGGCCTTGAGCTTCTGTGCCTGTGCCAATTCTTCCGGCGTCTTGTGCGTATAGTATAGCATATCCGTGGGTTCACGGTCTAAGTAATCGGCGACCCTACGTAGAGATTCAGCAATAGCCCCAGAAGATTGCATGCTACCAACAATCCAGCGCCCAGCGGCAGATGCCACTTTGCCTTCTCCGCCATTGCATGAGCGATGAAGAGCACCCCGAATACGCCCAGTAATATGATCATGGTCAACGACAACAGAATCACCAGTTACCCCCTTGATTGTGAAGTCCAAAGGTTTGCCACAAAGGAGGCATATGCCCCCCTGGTCCTTAGCCAACTTGATTGCCACAGAGCGAATCTGGGCACGTGTAATTTTACGCAGACTCATACGTATCTGAACCCCTCCCATAAATGCGCGGAGCGTATGTGAACTACAGTTAGTACTGGAGACATTACCTCCCCAGTGTTGGTGCACCTAACCTGAATCCCTTGCTGTGGAGCGGGTTCCAATATATACACATCTTGTGCATCCCCAAAAGTATACTCTCTACCCATTTTTAACATAGCTCAATCTCCCCTACTACATCCAGCATAGCATTGTCGTGAATGAGAGAATCCAAATGCTCAACCGTTCTTCGATGTGTTTTGGGTGCTCGTTCATGCAGCGCATCCAGAATAGTTTCAAGTTCATCGTGTTTCCCCTCGTAGTATAACTCAATCGCCCGCAGGCTCATTTCCTTTGCAGTCATCTTCGCCATTGTCTGGGTGCTCCTGTATCCACTGTATATGCTGTTTATGGTACTCGTGCAGCGACTGCACCCAGTCACGTAGACTGGGAGTAGTCAACAGTGACATCAGATACTGGTATGCAGAATCTGACGGGGAGCGCCGCAGGAACAGGCATTCTGCCTCTGCGAGTACATCTTGGTTGTTTCGAGCATAAGCCGCTACAACGAATTCTGCGGCGTCCTGCTCAGAGGTAATAGGGTAGATAGCATCAAAGGCCGTTCGCTTCCCACAGAGCTTCCCATCAAGCAATGTGATGCCTTTGACGTTATCTGCGTCATCCCCTGCTAGCATCTGCCACCAGAAGAACTTAGTACCGTGTGCTCGTACCGGCATAGCCTGGGTATCGTCCCACTTAATCCAACCGAATGGATTATCCAAGGCAGGCCACACGGTTCCGGTCGGGATATCGAACCGGGCCATAGGGCTGAGCCAAGAATCCTTGTCCTGCGACATCAGGATTCCCCGGTCCCCGAAGCTGTACGAATCCATTACAAAGAGGTCGTCGGCCTCAAAGTAGTCACTGCTTACCACCTGTATGCCATGCTCAGAATACTGGTCCGGGTTCTCAATCAGGTGCCGCTTCAACGGTGCCTTGAGTGGTAGCTCCTGCCGATTAGCGCGCTGCCCCTGGTACGGCTTAGCCGTAGGCAGGTGCCAGCGCAGACACTTAGCACAGCCAGCGGGCGTCAGGTACGCCACTGCTTCTGAGCAACCTACCAGGAACATGTCCTCAAGCACCAGCTGATAGAAGCGGCGGATTGCAGTGTCCAAACGTTTTACTGTAGCGGCGGCTTTGTACACGCAAAAGTCCGCATCGTACAGCAGAATCTTCCCAGAGTTCTGTGGAGCTAACTGCTCCCCGAGCTGGGACAAGTCAACCCCGTTGATAATCATCAGACCCCCGTAACCTTCTTGGTCAGCTTACGCGCCCAGGATTCCCAGGCGGTCAGCGCCCTGCTGTTCTCTACCTTCTCAAACACCCAGCACAGGATGGCTACCGGTACTAGAGGCGCTACTAGCATAAAATAAAATACTCTGGCAAAGGCATTTCGCATTATTAAGTCTCCAGTCTGGCTACTGATTTAGCTGCTAACTTCACCTGCTTGCGGGTAGGCTTAGCGGCCCAGCGCACCACATACATGGTGCCAGGGTCGTCCTCCCGGATAAAGGTTACGTACCAGCGGTTGCAGGCATGTTCAGCATAAGGCGCCATAAAGCTGTGCCTGGGTGCAGACACATTTACACGTGTGTGCATGCTCACACCTTCAAATTATTGGCGAAAGCGCGCATTGCCCGGGTTAGCACAGACACACCCTTTGTGCCCCCTACTACACCAAGTGCCAGCGCCATAACTGCTAGACCAGCCACAAGCAGAACTAATGCCGGCGCCAATAATACATACGATATAAATTTACGCATCATTTACTCTCCAACTCAGACAGCACCAGCACGGTGCCGAGCATGTCCCCGATTACTTCCGGAGTACGCAGGCTCTGGTCTACGTCATAGATACAGGAACCAATCTCCGCCAGCCCGATGCTTAGCGTGCCAACTACACGAATAAGCACTAGGTCGTCGCCCCGTAACTTATCGGCATGTGCCGCAAGGTCATTGTGCTCTTTGAAGGCGGTAGCGGCCAGCTCCAGGTCCATGCCATACAGGGCCGCGAGCTTGTCTAGTGCGTCATAGACATCATCTAGGCGGTGGGTGCGTACCCCGTACACCGCAGCATCATATACTACAGCGCTAACTGTGATAGCCAGATTCTTGTATGCGTCTAATACTTTATCCATCAATTATACCCCCAGGAAGTTAGCTACTTCATCGCGCTTAGCGCGCAGGTTATCAGCATGACAAGCGTGCTCCGCTGCCAATTCTTTGCTGTGCTTGGAGGCCTCTACTCTCGCCTCGGATTGGGCGGCCAGACGCGCTGCGTCGTCTGCGAATTTAACTGCTAGCTGCTCGTTAAACTGTGCTTTGGCATCGGCGCGTTTAGCTTCTGCGGTGTAGGCTGTGCTCAGGAGTTTGATGAGAATATTAATGACGTTCATAGGCTTCCTCTAAGGCCCCTAGGCGGGGCCGTATTAGTTAATAGTGTTGTTGTTTTGACTACGCCCAGGTGCGTTTAGTAGCTGTTAAATTCTTCGCTGTACATTAACTCTACTAAAACATCACCATGACAAGCATGAGGTTTGCAGTAACAACCCAGGACCTGCCCCCTTAAACTAGCAAGCTCTTTTCTGAGCAGCGGGTCCTTTTCTAGTTTCTGTATTATGTACTCCCTGTACATTTTTATGCACTCGTCCCGTCCGTAATCTTTTACAGTGTAAGGATTGCCCCACAAAGACCCCCTACCTATGTAAACGGTAAAAGGTTCTTTGTACCTGTTGACTACGCGGGTTGTCGCTCAGGCTTGAGGTGCAGCAGGCGCTGCTGGCGCTACAGGTGCCGCGGGGGCCACTGGAGCAGCTGGTGCTACCGGGGCTGCCGGTGCTGCTGGTGCAGCTGGGGTTGCAGGGGCAGCTGGAGCAGCAGGTGCCTGCATAGCTGCCGGGCTCGGAACAGAGCCAGCGTTCAGCATAATATCCAGAGCACTTCCCGGGAAGTCTACGGCCTTGTACATATCCTCCTGAATCCAGTTCTTGCTCTTACCGTCGTCGAAGGTGCCTTCGATGTGCAGGCTATCCCAGGTCTCTTTGGTTGGGTTGTTCCACAGGAACAGCTTAATCTCAGAGGCATCCAGGGCTGGCATCTTGATAGGCTCACCGGTGTTCGGGTCGAACTTCGGAATCGGGCGGATACCGGACAGGTCCACGATGTTAGACTTCTTGCCCGCGGCACTGGTGTGCTCATCAATCGGGAAGGTGAAGGCCTGGCCCAGACGCTGTGCCGCATGCTTAATGCTGTTATCGTAATTGAGCTTGTCGAAGAACTTCTTGAAGCCTGCTCGCTCAAAGTTACTGATAGCCATCGGGTACGGGCGGATACGCTTCACTTCGCCGTTGGGGCCGAACACTACAATGCCGATACGTACGTTAGCCACTGCAGGCTTACCGGTAGGCTTACCACCCTTGGTCGGCAGGCGCTTACCGATTTCCACGTACTCGGTGAAGTAGCCGTAGTACTCACCCTTCGGCAGCAGCACATCCTCATACGCACCGCCCTGTGAGGTCTCGGTCATATCAACATCTTGCGTTTCAATCGCAGCAGCTACCAGGGAGTTCAGAGTGTCCAGTGCATTCATAGTCATATAATTACGTCCTCGTTTAATTCAAATGATATTTACGTGCAGATGCAGGGCTTACTTATCGACCCTTACGCGCCGACTCGATACCGATAGCTGCTGCTGCAGCTATCCCGCCAGCCGCCAGGAGCGCCAGCAGCAGGACGATGCCGCCGTAGAATGGGAGCAGCACCCACCACCAGGACCAGGCGATAACACCAGTCAGTTTCAGGGTTACAAAGATAAGACCCAGCACAGAACAGATTCCCATTTTCATCATCACCTCTATATTATTTAGAACGACCAACCCAACGACCATCGTCGTCGAGCAGCATCGGAATTAACTGCGGGCAACCCTCGGTGATTACCATCACACCCAGGATTGGTTTCTTGCGGGTGAGCCTGCCATAGGCAAAGGCCATGCTCTTGCGGTCAATCAGACACCCAGCATACGCCCCGAAGTACAGCGCCGTGCTGCTAGCCGCATATTGGACCTCGAAGCGGCCATGCTCATGCCCCAGCACCAGAGAGGTGCGCTCATGGGATGCATTGAGCATGAAATCACCGCTGACTTGATGCTGGAAACGGACAGGCCCCAGCGGTGTATTGAGTACCCAAGCGTCGGCCCACGACCACGCCGGAGCACCATGCTCAGGGAATAAGATGTCCCGGTACTTCTTGATAAATTGCACTGGCAAACCGTGAGCTTTAGCGCGGCGATATACGAGTGAGCCGTGATTGGAATCGCAAACCAGTAGGTTCGGGAATAGTTCATGCAGCTCCTCCAGTACTAGCTTGGCTTTCTCCAGCTCTACCCCGGCGCTGTCTAGGTTCGGGTCAGAGTCGTGGAAGCTGATCGCATGCCCGTCGGTTTCGTCACCCATCTGCACTACCATGTCCGGGCAGTACGCATCACGTACGCTCTCAAGGAACGGCATGGCGTCTACGTGGGTATACGGAGCGTGCAAGTCCCCGACCACCAGGATTCGGTGGCACATATCAGGCACCTTTGTATTCCCGATATCGTCCGTAGGGCTTGGTTGTATTAGCTTGCGCGCTTCCTGCAAACCACGGTTGGCGCTGGCCTTGCTGCCCTTGTTATCCATGAAGATGCTGCGCCAATATCGCACAAGCTGGCGAGACACCTTATGCTCATAGCAGTCGTCCTTGCAGGCAGCTACTTCTTCCACCGTCGAGTAAGGCTCACCGTATGTAAATAGTATGTTGTAAGCTTTAGCAGCTGCTACATTATCAGGAAATCTACTTAGGATTGTCTCGTGCTGCTCTTTGGTGAATAGTTTGATTAGACTTACGCGCGCCATTAGTGTTGTTTCTCCCGCACCGTTACTTTTACCGGAGAGTACGTAGTGGCACCCCCATCCTGTTTCCTCTGGCGCTCCAGCTCACCCTTGAACCACTCCCTGGTGGCATATTTTATAAACGCCTGCAGCGCTGCGTCATCATCCAGTGAGTCTAGGTAATTTTGAAAGTGCTCTGGGAGTTTGCGCGATTTAATCCAGTCGCGCATACCACCTAGCTCCTCCTTTGGGATTACTAACTTAGTGCTAAAGGCTACATCAATAAGGAATGTTTTACTCATCATAACTCTCTTATGTTGTTCCTACTCGTATCACATTAATTCCACGGGAATCACAGAATCAAGCCAGAGTCAACAAATAATTTTATTTAATTATTTAGTTGACCCTAGCGTATTTCCGTGCTACCCTAACCCCCTACACCACCCAAGGGTACACCTATCACTACTCCGCGATGAGCTTGTACTCTCCAGCGAAGAAGGTGATGCCGTCCCCAGGCTTCTCTGAGTTGCTGTCCGGATTGAGTAGCTCCACCTCGCCGAATTCAACGTCGTAAGATATCACGCGATGCTGCGTACCCGGTGCAAAGTAGGCACGATGTCGTGGGTCGATAGGCTCCGGCCCAAGTTCCAGCATCTCCACAATACTGCCAGGTTTAATATTCACTCTACCTTCTCCTTACTGTACATGCTCGTACCCATTTCAGCTTCCGCCGGGAAGGGCACCTCGCCAATGATACCGTAGTTAGGCCAGAGCTGGTGGATACGCTTAGGTGCGTCCTCCATGCACTGCTTAACCAGTAGGCTCGCTTCACGTCCAACCTCCGGGTTGGCGCTGTCCAGATACAATGCATCGTGTACGTTCGTAATCAGGCACACCTGATTGTCGAACCAGTCACGGGCCAAGAGTGCACGCAGAACCATACCAGCCGCCACCGCCATCAGGAAGAATGCTTCCCCCTGGCACCAGTAGTTAGCCATCTCAGTTTCCTTGTAGTCCATTACCTTCTGCTTACGCTGCCCGGGCACAACTTCCTTCCACTGCTCTTTCTGGCGGAAACTGTAGCGGGCACCGGCTGGGCTGGTCCACGTCCCAATGCGGTAGATTCGGTAGCTGCCGTCGTCAGCCTGCTCCCGGTACATGCGCCCCTCCGCACCGGTACGTTCTACCTCTTCCTTGACAACAGTGCGGAAGCCAATTGTTTGCGGGAACAGCGCAGCCTCGTTGTCCAAGAAAGCCTGTGCAAATTCCACCGTACATCCAGTAGCAAACGCAATCCCCTTAGCCGTGGCGCCATACTGGGCTGCAAAGCTAGGAGCCTTAATACCTGTACGCATTGCCTTCCAAAGCGGATGCAGCTCGTGCTTCTTGTTGTGGCAGCGCTCATATACTTCTTCATACGGTAATCCCTCGCGGAAAGCTAGGCGGTAACAGTGCATATCCGTACCACTCTGCAGCAGTCCCAGCAGTTTCTTGTCGCCAGTGTGTACACAGGACATAACCACTTCCAGTGCCGAGTAGTCAACCTCAGTGATACGTCCGTTGTCCCCGAATCTACTGGTGAATACCTGCTTCACCTTGGATTTAGCCACCCCATCCCCGTCCTCATCCGGGCGGGGCAGGTTCTGCAGGTTCGGGTTAGAGCTACTCAGGCGCCCGGTTACAGTGGCACAAGTATTCAGCCGGTGGTGTATGATACCGGAACCATCTGGGCGCTCAGGGATTACGTACTGCAGCATCCCCTTCCGCTCTTTGACTTCTCCGTTTGCATCCAGAACTTCCCGCAAATAGTAAGTACCAGTGTCCTTCTCAAGCGCCGCTAGCTCGTTCACCAACTTACAGAACTCGAAACCTTGGCGCGCCAGTGCCTCCATTGCGTCAGTGCTGGTGCTGTATACTGGCGTGCCATCCTGCAGGGTACGCGCCTGTCGGAACTCCCCGCGCTCTGCGTACTTCTCCCGGATAACTTCCGGCAGCTCCTGGATGTTCACTAGACCCGGGCAGAAGTAAAGGTCGTCTTCCCACTTGAGCTTCTCCTCCTCGGTATCAAGGCGGAATACTTTGGGCAGTCCCTTGTTCTTGCCGGACTTATACAGCGTCCTTGGGTATGTCCACTCTGGTTGCCAGTTGGACACATCAATGTACTGCAACGTTCCATTGACGTCTGCTAAGTATGCGTCGTACTTGACGTACTGTGGCGGGTCATAGGGCACCTTCTTGCGGTACTTGATAGGCCCGCCGTACACCAGCGCAGACATATGAAAGTCCGAACCGAAGTTAAAATCCAGCGTCTCCGGTAGGTCCTTCGGGATGTACTGCTGCAGCTCCTGCTTAATCTCACGGATGCGCTGCTCCTGCTCCTCTTGGTTCTTGCGAGCAATTGGCATATTAACGAACAGGCCGAACCATTCGCAGTACGCCCAAGCCAGCAGAGCATCCATACGCTCCCATACGTACTGCATCTGCCCGCGCTGGGTGAACGTAGCGCACTGGCCGTAGAAGCACAGGGCTGTGTTCGGGATGTCCCCGTTAACCAGGTAGTCGTGCAGCAGCATCGGGTCAATCTGGGAGGTTAACACACCCTGCTCCCAGAGAATCTTAACCCCGTCTACTTTGTGCGTACCACCGTACTTAGGAGCCGTCTCGTCCAGTGACGGATACATGCTCTGAAAGTCCGAGGCGATGTATTCCCCGTGCATTGTGCAGAACACCCTGCCGCCGCGCTTGAGGAATGCCTCAAACTGCTTCCGCTGGTACGTGAGAAACCAAGAAATCTCATAGGCTGCGTTGTGCGCAACAATAAGCCAGCAATCCTCGGGGATATGAAACCACCGGCAGCCTTCTGCTGCACTGTTTCCCGCCAAGAAATCAGCTCTTGAATTGAAGCGCACCGATTGAGTCGCGCCAACAGTGGTAGTACCGTCAGCCTGTGTCGTGTCGATACGCCATGCTGACTCAACAACATAGTTGTCAGGGCAGTATGGGCTTGCTTTAGAGCCGTAATATTCATGGTTCTCCGTCTCCAGGTCGATATGCATTATACTGGTTGTCATTTCCACTCAGCCCTCCGAGCCTTGTTGATAGCCAGGTGCACAATCAGCTGGCTGCTGTCCAACGTGAACCGTTTACGGAAAGTACCTGCAGATGCAGCGTACGCCTTGATTACCTCGTCGTCGAGATAGTTAATGTCTGACGGTTTAAGCATTCTGCTTTCTCCCACACCGGATGCACATACCACCTATAAATGCCAGCCCTGCCCCGCAGTGCTTACACTCCCAATCTGTCAGTATAAACATAATATACCCCACTCATTACCTGTGTACCTACATAGCGCCCTCGTAGAAGGCGCTAGGGAAGTCACCGGTTAATCTGGCCTTCGTCAAATCTACAACGTCCAGGCTCGAATCCCACCTCGAATTGCAGGAGCGACTCTTTACCAGACAGTGCCATCTTGTTCTTCGGAGTACTGATACCACGGACGTTTTGCATGTGCGGCTGCTCGTTTCTGTCCAAGCACCCCATCATAATCGCCAAGTCCAAGGCACCCTGTACACCAATCTTGCTCTGCTTCATAGCGGTGAGTGGCGGGAACAGCATGTTGTAACCTTCGAGTGAAAGCTGCATAGTGCCTACAATGGCGCAGTCATTCTCGCACCCAAGTATGCGCAGCTCCTGCCATTTCGCCTCAAGGTTCTGGTGCTCACTCTCCATAGTACCGCCACGGATATTCGCCACCATGTCGATGATGATTACCGCGGGGCGCATCTCCTCCATGAGCGTAGATATCTGGGCCATCGTCAAGGAGTGCGCAGCCTTAACACGAATCCGGTCAGCCCTGCCTACTTTCTTGAGGTAGGCTGGCACGAACTCTTGCTTACTGTGCCGGTCCTTAATCTCAGCCAGAGTCCAGTGCAGCGCCGCTTGATATACCCTCGGCACTGTACGCGTCGCCGGACCCTCGTTAACCAGCCATAGAATCGGGCGGTCCCCGTATACTTCCGGCTGCTGCTGCATCTGCTCAGCAAAGTCCACAGCAATAGCAGCAAGCAGGCTAGTTTTACCAGAGTCCACAGGAGCAGCCACTGCGATACAGTCCCCGCCACGTAGACCTCGGATGTTGCTAGCGAGTTGCTCGAACACGCCCAGTTTAAGACCGCCGCTCTCGTCAGTCGCGGCAAGTATCTCGTCAACACTACCGCTCTCCCATTCAAGCAGCGAATCATGCACCGCAGCGCCATCACCGTACTTGCGCTGTAGGTGCTTCATTTCCAGCAGATAATCAATCTCCTCGCCGTCTTGGTAGCGCTGCGTAAGCGCTGCTACCTCCCCGCTGTAGGCCAGCTCGTTCAGGGTCTGGACAATCCCCACCACAGAATCCTGTGGCACGGATTGTACTCCCCGCATAAGCTCGTCCATGATTACCCGCTCTTCCCGTGATAGGTGCCCCGCCCGGAGATTGAGCATGCTCTGCATCGCGTCCCACTGCACCTCCTGGTGCTCCGGGTACGTGTTCCAGTACAACCCCACCCAGTCTAGTAGGTTCGCTGTGTCCGGAGCTAGCATGCTCTTAGGTATCTGCTCTCGCAGCCGGTTCCACACCTTCTGCGTGCACATTGCACGAACAACTATTAGGTCCAATTAAACCTCCTTCGGGACACAGATTGCTTTGGCGGTATACACCCGGAACGTGTCGAACTTCTCTTCGAACGCCTGGGCCGCTTTGTTGCAGGCCGCCTCAGTTGTGAATTCCTGCGTAGTCAGGGCGGCGAAATCCGTATCACTAACCGCACTACCATTAATCGCCATGATTAAAACCCAGATACCCATGCTCATTATACAAGCTCCACTCGAAGGTCGCCGTAAGGTGCACTAACGTCATGGACGTAGTGGCGAAAGTATTCTAACTGCAGCCGACGCTTTGCGTCCTCAAGTGCTTGGTGGTACTGTACCAGCTTGCGCTCCTCTTGCTTACTGCGACAGTGCCCACATTTCAAGTCGTGCCAAGAGCGGTATCCCGTTCCACAATCACACACCTTGCTGATTACTTGTACAGTCATTGTAAAGCCTCCAGAATCTCTTTGATTTCTGCGTCCTTCGGGTCCGCTGCGAAGTAGTGTTCTCGGCACTGCATGAACGGGCGCAGCGCCCGGCGTGCTGCCGCTACCCCAGCGTGCCCAGCCGGGTCATTGTCCAGCATCAGAATCACTTCCGGGCGGTTCTGAATCAGCCAAGCCCGTAGCGGCGTGGGCAAGCGTGTACCCAGCATAGCTATAGCCTGCACGTTCAACGCACTGTAGCTCGTAACTGCGTGCTGTATCTTCTTCGCTGAAAGAAAGTCCTCGGTGAGCACGACCTTTAGAGGCGCGGCCGCAGCTACATCCGGTGTTACGGCAGGTGCCGCGGCAGCGAATGGTATTGGTTGGCCGTACATTACCCACTTCGGTTGCTGTCGGGCATGCACTGCACGGCCCAGAGCAGCGCTTCCGACACGGAAGATTATCCGCTGTTTCTCTTTGCTCCATTCTGCATCCTCCACCATTTCAGGCATGATTCCCTTTGTGGTCAGGAATCCGTAAAGAAAACTCTGCGTTTCCGCAGGCGCTTGGCTAATGCAAATTGCATCTGCAGGTGCAGAGGGCTGCACCCTCGGCTCTTCCTGTAACTGTATGCGCTGGTACTGCTTGTGCTC